AAAATCAATCAAAGAGGAAGGCTATGTTGTAAAAGTTATCTGCCGTATGAATCGCACAATAGACGCAGATACGTTGCAGCAAATCGCAGCTGAAAACAACTTAACATCACACCTTGGCGATCTTTTCCGGTGGAAGCCGGAGATAAATACAAAGGCATGGAAAGATGCAGATGAAAGCATCACCGCGCCGCTGTTAGGCGCAATAACAACAAAGCCTGGTCGCCCGTCTTTTTCAATTGAACTGAACGACAAACAATAAACAAAAGGAAAAAATCATGGCAAATTTAGGATTTAACGTAAACGTAAACGACCTGCCGCAGGAATCAAATAGTTTTGAACCGCTGCCAGCTGGTGATTATGGCGTAACTATTTCAGGTGCTGAGATTGCCGCCACAAAGTCAGGCACAGGCCAGTATATTAAGCTAAAAATGACTGTAACCGGCCCAACGCATCAGGGACGCATTGTGTTTAGCAACCTAAACATCAAAAACGACAGCCAGAAAGCGGAAGAAATTGGCCGACAACAGCTTGGCGCAATTATGCGCGCAATAGGTCTGCCATCAATTCAGGACACAGACCAGTTAATCGGCGGCAGTCTTATTGTTAAGCTGAAAATTGTTAAATCAGAGGAATATGGCGATAAAAATGAAGTGAGCGCTTATAAGGCTGCAACCGGAAGCGCGCCTGCAATGCCTAATGTAATGCCAACGGCAGCACCTGCGCAAGCAACAGGCGCAAAAGCGCCTTGGATGAAATAAAAAGACCACGCCCCTAGAAATAGGGGCTTTTATTTTTTGGGGGAAATATGGCAAAAATTCCAGAGCCTAAAAATGGATTGGCTGCAATTATCGACAATAAAATTGCAGAGACGCGAGAAAATCCGCGCCAGCATTTAGGTGCATCTATGCTTGGCCATCATTGCGATCGATGGTTGTGGCTTAGTTTTCGTTGGGCAGTTATTGAGAAATTTAACGGCCGAATGTTACGTCTGTTTCGTCGCGGACAGAATGAAGAGGCTGGTGTTATTGGTGATTTACGACTTGCAGGCTTGTCTATCACCGAAGATGTTGACGGACGTCAAATTCGAGTGGATTTTGGGTCGTTTATATCTGGAAGCTTAGACGGAATAATTAAATCAGGTGTTTTTGAATCACCTAAAAAACCGCATGTTCTTGAAATAAAAACACACTCATTAAAATCATTTGACGATTTAGAAAAACAAGGTGTTGAAAAATCAAAACCTATGCACTTTGCACAAACTCAGGTTTATATGCACGGCACAGGTGTTGACCGAGCGCTATACGCTGCTGTTTGCAAAAACGACGACCGATATTATTTTGAGCGGGTGCGATATATCAAAGACATTGCAGAAAAATTAGTTGAGCGAGGAATGCGCATAACAATGGCAAGCCGCCTTCCAGAGCCATGCGTAGGCGCATCGCCAGACTGGTATCAGTGCAAGTTTTGCGCAGCGCATGATTTTTGCCATGGATCAAAACTAACTCAGCAAGTAAACTGCCGCACCTGTTGCCACTCAACAGCCTTGCCGCAATCTGTTTTTGTGTGCTCAAAATGGGGTGCTGAAATACCAGCACATGCGCAGATGACAGGATGCAATTACCATGCACTGCATATTGATTTAGTGCCATGGCCACTGGCTGGAAGTGTGGATGAATTTACGCCTGTTTATGAAATTGCCGGAAAAGAAATAGCTAATGGTTATGGGCACTATTCAAGCGCAGAACTAATCAATGGCCGCGAATTGTGCGCCGATAACAATGTCCAGGCTTTGCGTAGTGAGCTTGGCGCTAAAATAATCGCAAGGGGGTAAGATGCTAAGGGACTACCAACAGCGCGCCATTGACCAGCTTTATAGTTGGTTTGGCGATAATCCAAATGGAGACCCGTGCCTAATTTTACCGACTGGCGCAGGGAAGTCTCATATTGTGGCTGCACTATGTAAAAACGCCGTGCAATCATGGCCTGGCACAAGAATTTTAATGCTCAGCCATGTTAAGGAGCTTATATCTCAGAATGCTGAAAAGATGCGCCAGCATTGGCCCAACGCACCACTTGGAATTTACAACAGCGCACTTAATCGACGGGAAGTGGACGCCATAACATTTGGCAGTATTCAGTCGCTGCACAAAAAGGCCATTATTATTGGCAAGCGCGATTTAGTCATCGTTGACGAGTGCCACAAAATCGACAACAAAGAGCGAGGCCAGTACAGGGAGCTAATCAAACAATTACATGACATCAACCCAGCTATGCGCGTAGTTGGTTTAACTGCTACCCCATACCGCACCGGCCAAGGAAAGTTAAACGAAGGCGATGACGCCTTGTTTTGCGATTTAATCGAGCCGGTAACAGTTAGGGAGCTTGTAGATCGTGGATTTTTGGCGCCGCTTAAATCTAAGTTAACAACGGCAATAATTGACACAAGCCAGGTTAAAAAACGCGGCGGCGAATTTATCCGAGGGCAATTAGAAAGCGCGGCCGATGCAATAACAAAGCAGGCAATAACGGAAATAATTGCCAGAGCTGGCGACAGAAAGCACTGGCTATTATTCTGCTCTGGCGTAGAGCATGCCAAGCATTGCGCCAGTGAATTAAATGCCCAGGGTATTAGTGCAAATTATCTGCATGGCGGAATGTCAGACAAGGAGCGTGACGCCATGCTAGATGATTTTTCTGCCGGAAAATTTCAGGCGCTAACCAACTGCGACATATTAACAACTGGTTACGACTTCCCCGATATTGATTTAATCGCATTTCTTCGCCCCACAATGTCGCCATCATTGTATGTGCAAATGGCTGGGCGAGGAATGAGGCTAAAGAGCCACACAGACCATTGCCTGGTGCTGGATTTTGCCGGAAACGTTGAGCGACATGGCCCCATAGTGGATGTGCAACCACCAAAAAAAGCAGGTGAGGGTGGAGGGGAGGCACCAGCCAAGGCGTGCCCTGTTTGTGCTGAATTGGTGCACACAAGCTGTATGCTGTGCCATGAGTGTGGCCATGTTTGGGAAAAGAAAGAGAAAGAATTAAAGCTTAGTACCGCTGACATTATGGGAATTGACCCAATTGAAATGCGCGTAACTGACTGGAAATGGTCGCGCCATTTGAGCAAAAAAACAGGCAAAGAAATGGTTAAGGTTAAATACTACGGCGGCATCTCTGACCCTGTTATCGACGAATACGTTTGTTTAACACATGATGGATTTACCGGCATAAAGGCGCGCGCACAATTACAGAGAATAGCATTAAGCGCACATTGCCAGGGTGAGCCAAATCTATCCGACATGGACGATACGGCTTTATTTATGAACACCGGAAAGCCTCCGGAGCTAATTAAATACTTTAAACGCGGAAAGTATTTTGAACTAACAGAGAGGGCTTGGGGATGATACCGAACATTGAAACGAGCGAAGAATATGAGCAGGCATCCGCATATAAAGACGCGCTATATTTGGAGTTAATTAAACCTCGCTGCGTATTATGCGAATCAAATAGAAAAGGCTATTGCGTTAAATTCGCTCAGGATGTGCCATCTGAGTTTTTATATAAAAAAACAGACTGCAAGGAGTTTGGCCATAATGTCCCGTTTTGAACCTGATTACTCTAACGGTAATCTCCCTGACGAGCACGAAGAGCAGCGGTTTTTTATTATGCAGTTCAGGAAACGCTGGCCAAGTGTACGAATTTTCGCAATACCAAACGGCGGTGCGCGCGGAATACGTGAGGCCGCCAGGCTAAAGGCTGAGGGAGTTAGCGCTGGCGTCCCTGATTTATTCATCCCAGAGTGGTTGTGCTGGGTTGAAATGAAAAAGGCAAAAGGTGGCAGGGTGTCGCCAGAACAAGCCGACTGGCACAAATACCTGATTGATGTCGGGCAGCGTGTGCAAGTGTGCGCAGGCTGGCAAGAGGCGATGTCATTTGTTGAGCAAGTGGCAGAATTCGCCAATCAAAACGCCTGATTTTGGTAGTTTTTGCCAATTGCACGCCCGCCAAGTATCCATAAGATGGGCTGGTGAGTTTTAATATAAGGTAGTAACAAATGAGCAACCACAGCTTGCAGCGCTTTTTTAACGACATAAAAACGCAAATTCAGAGCGGCATTATCATCGCAAACATTGCTGAGCAGTACCGCGTTAATGACAAAACAATAGCGTCATTACTAAATGCCAATGGAACCAACGTCACCAAACTACGCGAGGAGGTTGGAATGTCGAAATATGGGCGCGACGCGTCAAATGATGAGGCATGTATTAAAGCACTCCAGGCCATCAAAGGCGGAATGACAATCCCAGATGCCGCGAAGTCTTGCGGTATTACGCAGTACGACGTGAAGGCATACCTTGTGACTAAGCGCATCCGGGTAATCGATCTGCGCAGCCCTGTGGCGAAAAACAAAGCAGTGCACACCGGCGGGAAATTCCACGGGCTATATACACGGGATGAGCTGCTAGAAATGATTGCCGAATATCCTACGCGAAAAGCTGCGTTTAACGCGCTGAAATTGCCAGGGACATACCCTAAAATGCTGCAATACCTGGTAGATTCAGAGCGCCGCGAGCTGCGCAATGGGCAGCGACTAGACCCAGATGACACCATCCCGGCATGGCGTCAAAAGGTTGCGCGATCTAGTTGGTTTGGCGGCAATTTATGCCTGTAATGCTGGTAGTTTTTGCCAATCAAACAACTAAAAATTGGTAGTTTTTGCCACTACTGCGCACCGGCAAAAGCGGTATAGTTGCTAAAAACAAGGAGGGCAAATGAACGAATTAAGACCAACATATACGCAGCGAACAGCTGACGCCATAGAGGCTATCGGCGCGCGTTGTTTAAGCGAAGCCGGGCGCAAGAAATATGTTTTTAGTGTTGATTGTTTAACCGGCGACGTAGAGCTAACAGAACTCGAAACTGGCGAGTGCGTGACACGTGCGCAAGAGTACATGGGTTTTGAAAACGTGCTGGCAGTGGGGCAGATTGTAGAGTCCCATATCAGGGACATGGTAATGGAATTAGCAATAAAAGGAGCTTTAGAGTGCACACAACAGAACTAGTCGAGCAGTGCTGCGGGACGCTCGTTGACCGCCACGAGCTGCAAAAGCAGATGCAGGACCTGATAGACGAAAATGCAGCGCTAAAGCTGCAAGTGTTGATGTTAACGCGCAACGCTGAAAAGCTTGAAAAAACAGACAGGTTCGGTCGCGTTGAATTAGTCGAGTGGCCAGAAGATCGGGCCGATATTATCGGGCAAAACGGGAATGATGGGGAACATTATGAGTGGCGATAAATTAAAAGCCCTGCAAGTGTGGGAGCAGGTAACAAAAGCAGTAGACAAACAATTTGGCGACTTTGAAAAACTATTCGGTTTTGTTGAGTCGCCTTTTACCGACGCGCTTTTCCGTATGCAGTCAGAATACACAGAAGCGGTGGCTAAAAATGTTGGCGACGCTAGTGACTGGCTGTATTGGTATCAGTTTGACAATGACATGGGCGCCAAAGGCTATGAAGCAGGTATTGTCGGCGATATGCGGGAAATAAAAACACTAGAAGACTTGCTTTGGTTAATTGAGGGTAAATAAATGCTAAACGACGACATGGTAAACAACCCGCCGCATTACCAGACAGACAACGGCATAGAGTGCATTGATGCAATACGGGCAGCGCTTGGGTTAGATGGCTTTGTTGCTTGCTGCCGCGGAAATGCAATTAAATACGCATGGCGAGCCGGTAAAAAAGACGAAACTGCGCAGGATTTACGAAAAGCTGCATGGTATTTAGAGCGTGCAGCTAAGGAGCTTGATAAATGAGCATTGTTTTTTATTGTGTGCATCATGTGCGAGGCCAAGATGGAGCGCCATTGGGTGAAATCCATCACAACGATACTCATTATTTAACGAAACAGCCAATGGCGTATGATTTTAAAGCGGTTGCAGATTGCCCGATGTCTTCATCAGAATTAAGACAGATAGCAGACTATATGGATAGCCTGGAGCCTGTAGAATGACCCACTCTCTACGCGCACGAACAGAGCGCATACAGCGAGCCGCAATTAAAAATTGCGCAGTGCTGTGGTATGCTGGGGCTGATTTTAATTTCTGCGTTAACATGGTAAACGGGAAGCGCGTCCGTGTTGGCGAGGCAATGGAGAGCGCCTACAATCACCTGCACTTAAACTGGTCAGTGCTGCTTGTTGTGCTGGGCAATACAGGCTCAGAGCGCTATCAGAAAGCAATACAGGTGCGCACACCATATCCAATGCTTATGCGCCAGTTACAGCCGTATCTAGAGCCAATCCACCGCGAGCTGATCGACACAATGCCGCGCCACCATTTGCATAACATCGGATGGATTGCGCGAACGGATGGCAAAGAATGGACTGAAAAAGATGCGTTTGATATTTTCGAGAAACTCGGTGCTTTTGATAACAAAGTGGAGTATGAAGAATGTACGTGCCTAAGCACTTAATAATTCAGGAAATTGTGCCACGCGATCTTTACGACATAAAAGACAAAGACCAGTTGTTCGGTTTATTTGACGAGCAAGTTTTAATGGGGGCAGACTGGCTGCGCAACCGCTACGGGCCAATGACGTGCAATAACTGGCACATAGGCGGCGATTTTAACTGGTCTGGTTTTCGCACTGTTGGCAGCCCGCACTATTCGCCGGGATCAATGCACAGTGTCGGTAAAGCTCTAGATTTAAAATTCAGCAAGATCAGCGCTGACGAAATCCGCGCCAATCTGCGTAACCTGGAGTATGTTCCGCATATCACCCGCATTGAGGACGGTGTAAGTTGGCTGCATATCGACACAAAACCAACCAATAATAATAAACTCCACTTTTTTAAGGCGTAAATCATGGCAGACATCACGGATGAAGCAAGCTCACTGGAAGAATTACAGACATACGTTGCAATTCAAAATCAGTTGGCCGCACCGCGATTATTAGAGCGTAAAATCTGCTACAACTGCGGAATGCACCTACCGGAAAGCGGGTTATTTTGCGATGCGGAGTGCCGCGACGATTACGAAAAAATCGAACGGGCAAAAAAGATGGTGGCGGTATGATGAGGCAAAAAGAAATTATCCTGTTTTTTTGCTTGTTGATTATTTTTGAGATTGCACTGTGCAGCGCGCTTGTAAACACGCTGCGTTTTAATTAGGGGCCTTTCGGCCCTTTTTTATTACAACACACTTTTGATAATTCGGATAATTTCCTCTTTATCCGCGCGGAGCTTTGCCACAGCATCATCATCTAGCTTTGTTTCTGACATTAGCGCAGCTTTTTCCGCACCACTAATAATCAGCTCAACTGCCTGATTTACTGCATGTTTACGCAGCCACCACATACCAACAGCGCCAGCCAGCTTACCTACCAGTGCAATCATATTTCTTCCCCTCTGTTACATTTTTAGGACATTCATCACGCTTTTGACGTGTTAAAATCTCTAGCATTAGCCGGAGTATTAGAAATGGAAGTCATAGGTTCGATTGTTTTCTGCACACTTGTTATAATCTGGGCAATCGTCCAACTTTGCCGAAATCAAACAAAATGACTGAACACGTTACCCAAGATCAGCTGAACTCCCATCTCGTCTTAATTCATCAATCAATTCGCGATAGCAACACCCGCACAGAGCGTCACCTAGAAGCATTATCCGGCCACATGGCGGCGATTGCAAAAGAAAGCGCGGACACTCGCGGCGAAATCCTGGCTATGGTTAAAAGCCACGAAACGCGACTAGACAATCACAGTGAACGCATTACTGGAGCCGAACAGTCAATAGTTAATCTCACGGCCCACAAGATCAAAACCGCTGCCTACTGGATGATATTTGGCAGCGTTTCATCCATCATACTAGCCGCCGTTGTGGCCAAGGTCTTCGGCTAAGCAATCGCAACCAACGCTAAGGTTAACGCTGTTTTCAACGTGGTTGTGATCAATCTGGTGCAGCCACCAGCTAACTAGGCCATCAATCCAACGAGCGCCAAAAACAGGCCGACAGCCGTAAAGCTTTGATTTGCCAAGCCGGCTACTGATCGTCTCAGTTAGTAGGCCGCCCAACATAACGTTGCACCACTTATCAAAGCCAATCCAAGCGCGTTGCCAATACGCGCCGCCCTTCAGCGCGCTGGGAACCCCCAGGACAACGCCAAACGACAAAAGAAATGCTGGGAGCAGCACCGCTGCCAGTGCTACCCCGCAAGCAAGCCATAGTCCTGCCCATAGCGTCCGTGCTGTTTTCATTTTTATGCATCCAGTGTAGGCATTTCTGCTAACAAGTCGGCTGGCATTTCACCGAGTGACTGCAATTCAAAACATTTCGCCCAACATGCTGAGCACCATTTTGCCAGTGCCTCACACTCAACGCGGAAAATGTTGTCATAGCCAAGATATTTAGCAATCGAATTAATGTTGTCATAGCCACGACTACGGGCCTCAGCATCCAACATTGATTGCACAGTATTTACCGCTTTATCAATGACAGCCTTTTGCGATTCTGCCGCTTTTTCTTCGGCGGTTTTAATTTCCGCATCATTCAGCCACGACATTTGCCACCTCGCCGTATTCGTATTCAAAAGTAAAATCAGAAGTAATTTCTAATGGAGTTGGGAATCGTACCGACTCAGGGGCTGGGTTGCCGTGGCCAAGAATTACAGT